GTGATTGTGTAGCTGATTTTCTGGGTCTTTTCGATTAACTTCGTCAGAAAAGCTCCTGATAGCTACACCTACAGAAGGAACAAACATTGGACGACCATATGCATCAGCTGCACGGTCTTTTACTGAACATAATACTAATTTCATGTGAGGCTCCTAAGTGAGGTTACGTTTAAGTTTTTGCAGTTTAGCCTTCGTTACTTGCTCTTTAACAAGCAATCGCTCAGGCGTATTATCTGCATAATTAAGTTTAGCAGACTTTTCACGAATGTAAAGCAGTTCGTCAAACTCATATGGGTTATCTATTTTATATTTTTTATCATAATATTTAGGGGGTTTGACTTTTTTACCACGAACTACAACATAGTCGTGTGGATATACATCGGAAGTATATTGCTTATACCATTCGTAGCCTATACCAGGCTTTAAAGACATCTTCGTAAACTCAGGTGTCCTATTAGTAATTTCCCCAGTATCTGGGTCAATTTCTTGATAATGCTCTGCAGCATTTTTACCTGTAACCTTTTTCATAATGTATCGAGCCACGTAGGCTGCGGATTCGAAAGTAACATCTCCAATGGAGGAATAACCAAATGGCCAGAGTAATTCAAGGTTTTCGGATCGATATAAGAGAGAATTAGCGGAAGTCCGTTTCCATAATTTCTTATCATCGAAATCGAGTCCGAAGATACAGGCATGCCAATGCGGGCGCCCAAAGTTTTCACCATATTCTCCAGCCATGTAATAACGAATTCTTCGTCCAGGATACCGTTTTCGTAATCTTTTAACAAACAACTGAAAGTCTCTATAGTGTAATGATCTATCGCTTGGGAGATGTGCATCATCATAAGTGAGAGTTATAAAACAGTTTTGTGTGTGCATTTGAGCCTCATGCATACATCTAATAGCCCACTGACGTGAGCGCTCCAATCTGCAACCAACACATTGGCCGCAGGGTAAAGATAAAGATTTGACAGTATCATGTCTTTTAGACTCATAAAAGACAATTGATCCATCAGCGCATTGATATGCGCTTAAAGGGTGATAACAAGGCATGTGAGGTACCCATTTTAATTAGTTATAGACGCCAGCCACCACGATGTGGAGCTTTTTGCATATTTGCAGCTTTAGTGCGTTTAGCGGTTCGGCGAAAAGACTTTGCCGACTTGCGCTTATTTACGGGTTTTCTATACATCATATTTTTGCTCCTCGGTTAGTTAACATTTTCGGTTTGGTGTCACCTAGCACAGTTACATCAAGTAATGCAACTGTGCTACGGTCTACTCGACCGCCTTTTCAGGTGTGACAAATGCAGCTTCAACGGCTTCGGCAGCTGCTTTTTCGACCAAGCCAAGTTCCTCGGCTTCTGGTCGATTAGTCTCATCCTGAAGGAACTCGATCAATTGGGCAGGATCATTATCAAACCTTGCCCGAATTTGGGCTGGCAAAGCCTCAAATTCATCTTGAGCCGCAATAACGCGGTTCAAAGCACTATGGTAATCACCAATACCAGTAAAATCGCCGTAACGAGGCGATAAAGGGGCTTGAGGCAATAGGCCAGTAATATTAAATTTTTGAAGAATGGTATTAATATCGCATTCTTCTTTAAAATGCTGCTGAGCCAGAGAAGGCTCCTCACAAGCCAACCCTGACTCATTTGACGCAGCATCTGTGTCATAGTTATAAGGGGTTCGTAAAAACATTTCATGTTTTTTAATCATTTTTTGGATCCTCCAAAGTTAGGTAATACAGAAACACCTTTATATTTCATATTCTTCGTAGCCCATTCTTTAGCAGAAGAAATGCCTTTCTTCAAATCTCTATACCAAAATGGATCTACAGAAGGTGCAATATTTTCTTGCACATTCTTAGCTGTTGCAGTACTTAATTGGGTCTGAGCTCTCAAACTTAAAATTTCTTCTTTAAGTTTATTAAGCATTTCCTGCATATTTATATACTGCTGTTGGCTTAATTTAGTATCTTCTAATGTTTTCTGAATATTTACAGCAGTTTGAATAGTATCTGCTTCAGTTTTAATAGTTGCAGCACTCGTGTTTTCTTCGGCTGCTTTCTTTAATTCAACTTCAGCATTATTCAACTGCATAGCTTGATAACCAGCAACACCAGCGCCTAATGAATTACCAACCTTTGCGGTAGACACCTGCCCCATCGCACCCGATGGGGTTCCCGCTCCACCTTGTTGATATGCAAGCATTGGATTTAATCCAGCTTTTTTCATATCTTCAACAGCTGTCTGATATTGAGTATCACGCATACGCTCTTGAAACTCCATCTGACGAGCAGCTTGTTCAGCGCTTGCCTGGTTGGCTGCTTGGGCAATATCCCAATTCTTCTGATTGGTTTGTTGCTGACCAATAAACCCAAGCACACCACCAAGTGCACCACCAATAGAAAGTCCGCCAAACATATTAAAAATGATCGATCAAGCCGGGTACAGAATACATCGGCATTGGTCGAGCTTTCTTACAATCAAAAAAGCTATCAAAAATAAATTGTTTACCATTAGCGGAAGCACCAACAGCAACAATACGGTCTACAGGTGGAGTATCTTGAATAAACGTGGTATTCAAGGTAGGTAATGAAGTAAACCGTTGAGCGAGATGCCAAGCATCAATAGTGCCTGCAGCAGTAGACCTAAACAAACCAGAAATGCGGGAAGGGTAATAACGGTACTCAGCCCAACGCTCTTGATAACCAAATACAGAATCATCATTACTATCACCACGGACATAAATCTCCTTATTAAGAACGGCTTGTTCGCCTAAGGTTGCAAATGCAGGGAAATAGAAATCATAGCGTGTCGATCTTGACCACATACGAGCAAGACCTTGCTGATATGTAAGATCCGCACGAACAGATACTAGACCAATAATTACACCGTGTTCAGTAGCCGAGTAAGTAAAACCATGATTGTGAGCCAAGGCAGTACCCATAGCAGCAAGTGTGCCCAGAGGGGCAGTAGTTCCACTAGCGTTAGTGCCTGACGTTTGAGCGATCGGATTAATAGTAATATTGGACGATCCACCCCCGATGTATTCGGGACGCTGAAGGCGAGCATCAGGAGAAATAACACCAAAATGACTGCGAATAATTTCAGTATAACGAGTGCCTCCGCGTGCATCACGCTCCAGCAATTTTTGAATCTGAAATGATTGACGCAATTGATTAATTGTTGCAGCTGTCGCTTGAGATAAATCAGCATATAGTCCTGATACTCCTGTAGTAACAACACTTAAAACCTTGTCGGTAGCTCCAACAGTACCTCCAGAACGAGTAAAGCCAATATTTTGGTTATAAGCGGAAGTATTAGGAGCCGCTAAAGCAGCTGATGTAGTATACAAACCCAAATTATTGGTACCGTCAGTTAATCCTAACGACTTACCAGTACCAAACACAGGTGCTGTAGTACCAAGAGGCAATGAAACAGATTGACCTTTTTGAGGCCAAGGAAGTGCGCTAGTAAAATAATCTTTACGCTTACCACGACGTAACAACGTATAGTTAGCAACGTTATCGGGCCCATCGCCCAGATCTACAGTAACGGAATTTTGTAAATTCTCGTCTCTAAACCATTCATTCCAAATCAAATTATACGCACGAGGCCAAAATGCGCAGTGGGATACCGTTCCAGTATTGGACACCTGTCCCACTGTGGGTAAACCCATATAATCTTGTAAAGAACCTACCGCGTATCCACCAGCTGGCGATACTTGTTGAGGGACAACATATGAAATCGAATCACTCGGATTCGCTTGTTGCCCCATAAATTTTTGCCAATTAGACCAAATCAAACGATTAGGTACAAAGAAAAAGAAACTGTCCAAATGCATGTTATCCATGATTGGGAAAATTGGCGTTGACAGACGTGCAAACGCTGTCATATTCAACCGAAATGTGTCACCAGGCAGCATCTCATCAACATATACAGGTACCAAATACCCAGCATCAAATGTTGTTTTATGGGTTGATTGACAATCAAATGACGACCGAGGAATATCGGCCTTTGGAATCATCGTAAATTGATGAACATCAACTGACTTATTACGGTGCATATTATCAGGCTCCTAAGCTTGTTCCGCCCCAGCTAAAGCTGAGGCGGCTTGTTTAAATCATTCTTGATTAATTTTTACTTGTTTACCCAAAGATAACAACTTTGGTTGTTCATGTAAAGCAAAAAGACCAGTATTGTCGTCAAATTCGCCAAATTCATATAAATCAAAATCATCTGGGTGATTGTGTAGCTGATTTTCTGGGTCTTTTCGATTAACTTCGTCAGAAAAGCTCCTGATAGCTACACCTACAGAAGGAACAAACATTGGACGACCATATGCATCAGCTGCACGGTCTTTT